CAATATTTGGCGGTGGAGGAGGAGGTGGCGGTGGGGGTGGAGGTGGTGGAGGTGGAGGTGGACCAGTATCTCCTCCAATATCTTCTTTAGTATCTCCTTTTTCTTTTAGTTGAGGATTAATATAAGTTAAAAAAGACTGTTGTAATTCTTCTATTGTCTGCTCTGACATATTTCTAACTCTTGCCATCTTAGGTAATGTAAGTGTAACATACGTTTTTGCCATTTCTATTTTATCTTTTAAAGGTGCTGATTTAAATATATCTGTTGCGTTAAACATAATAGTATTTTTATCTGTTCCTCTACTAATTTCAAAAGGTGGTAATATTAATCTATTAGCTGCATTTGTATTCCAAGAATAATTTTTTAAACGTGTTCGTCCTATCATTCCATAAGTTTCCTGTATAGGATGTTCAGTTACAAAATGTTTTAATCCAAAAGCTGCTATCTCAGTTATACCTTCATTACGATTACCTTTAAATAATGAAAGATTAAAACGGTTAGTTTCTTCTCTAAGTTCTGCTGTAGTTGGTATATAATCACCAGCATGTTTACTTCTTAAGCTAAGACTAGCAAAAGTCCTCGATAAAGATTCACCAAATTCCGGATTCTCTTCCGCAATATTACGTAAATTAACTGACCATTTTGCCCATTCCTTGCCCATAAAAGTAGGAATACCGTTTTCTATTAGTCCTGATTTTGCCCACGCTGTATCTAAAGTTTCTAGTAATTCCTCTGATATCTTAAATTGTGTAGGATTACGAGAAATTTGATCTATTATATTGATAACCCAAGGTCCAGCTTCCTCATCAGAAATTGTAGAAGAAGGACTTTTTATTAGAGCTATAGAAATTTTATTTAAATTTTCTTGTGTAGGAACAAAAGGTAAATCAGGTTGTATAGTATCCATTAAAGTTTTAAACTTAGGTAACTTATCTAGAGTTATATCATCTAATAATCTAAGTGAATTGTCTGTTTGACCCTCTCCTTTTCTCCAATTATTTATTCGTTTAACTCCTGCTTTCATTGAATTTAATAATTTACCTTGATCTTTAATACTATTTTTTGCCTGTTCAAGAGGTTCTTTATATAATTTCATAAGTCTTGGTAAATCCATATTATAGAGTTTATCCATCGTTAAACCTTCATCTAAATCCTGTAAAACTTCTAAAGAAGTTCCAACACTAGTAGTTAAGTACTTATTAAAATCATCTAGTATACTTTCGGCATATGCTCTTTGAAAAAGTGGTGACTTTCCTTCACCCAATATACCGCTTTGTATTAAACTATTTATTTTACTTTCTCTAGAGCCTGCTCCATCAACAATATTTTGTAGTGTTTTAGTATCTGTTAGTTTATTAAAAAGAGCCTGTGCCTTTGCTTCTGCAGACGCATTCCATGAATCTATTTCTTTAGTACGTTCTGTTGCTAAGTTTCTAGGAATACTAACTGCATTCATAAGAATACCATCCTTACCTAACCAAGCGTTCCAGTCTTGTTCTTCTTTCCAATTTTTAAGACTGTCTTTCTCTCTCTTTTTTTGTCCTTGCCGAAGCAAGCTGAACATCTCACTCATGTCCATGTTCATATTTACATTATCCCAAGGATTCTCTGCCATTATGCTACTCCTTCGTTTCTAGCTAGTAAACTACTTTGATTACCGCCTAGTCGTTGCTGTAATAAACTTTCCTGTTCATCTGTTTTATTAAAATCATCTAAAGCATCTTGAATAGTTGGTGGTAATTCTGTTCGTGGCTTTTCAATATCAACTTTTAAAGCTTCGTCAAATAAATTACTTCGTAAAGCTGCATTACGACTATTTAAATTTTGTAATCTAGTATCATCCGTTTCTGCTAAATCTGAATCTTCCTCATTACTTTCTATTATAGGATCAATTCCTTCTTTTTCTGCTATACCTAAGAATACATAGGTTAGTGGTTCTATCATTTGTAATGCCATATCAGGATTCCACTTACCCATATAAATACCTGCTTTAGTAAACATATTTACTAAAGAACGAATAGGGATACCATCAGACATAGCTACAACCATTTCAATATAAGTATTAGGTTCTAATATATCTGCAACTGATCTATCTACAGCTTCTCTAAAATTAGTAATTTCAGGAGGACGCTCCCAAGGTCTAGGTTCATCTGGACTATTCGTTAACGATTGTCCGGGGATAGGTCGATTAAAAGGATTAACAGTTTTGACTGCATCTTCATCTATAAAATTATTAGACATTATAATAATCTCCTTGTGATTGTCCTAAGTTGTATTCAAATGTCGGAATACTTCCAATTGTTTTAAACCTAGGTGGATTATATCTAGGAATATAATATTTCCAATCATCCATATTAGCCGAAAATATACCCCCATGAAGAGGTAGATTCATTAAATTAGCCATTTGGTTAGGATCAGTTAAATTTGTAAATTGTAGATCACCACCTTTAAATATTTCTTTAGTAGCTTTATTAATTTGTTCCTTATGTGTATTTGGACTAGAGGTAAAGAAACTCTCAGGTGATACAAAATTAAAACCACCTAAATTTTCTCTATCGACATTCGTATCAGATTCTGATATAGCCATATGTGCAGCTATGTTTAAACTATTATTTGCCTGTCTTTGTCTGTATTCTGCTAATTCTTCTTCTGTCATTCCAGCTATCAATTCCTCTGTAGCAGCAGTAACACCAGCAGTACCTGTAACAGCACTAGTTACTTTCTCCACAGTAGTAAGAGATTTTTGAGAAGCTGTAGCATCTTTAGCTGCTTTAGCTGCCTTATCTAAATTATCTTGATATTTCTCTATATTACTTCTATGAACTTTAACTGTTTCTCCAGCTTTCCATTCAGTTTTAGGATTCATTTTTACGATATCTTCGGCACTCATTCCTGTTTGTTCTGCTAGTAATTCTATAGTATCGCCTTCCCCTAAAGTAATATTTCTAGTAAAAGGATCACCTTCTAAGCCAGTCATACTTCTAAGTTGAGAGTGTGCTTTCTCATAAAGATTTGCTAATCTGTCACCTAAACCCATATCTTTTCCACCGGGTATAAGATTTAAACTTTCTTTAATTCCACTAGTAATAGAACTATAAACTTTACCCGTTGCATCTCCTGCCCATTTAATAGTTTTAGCCATACCATCAAAAACTTTATTTCCAAAAAATGTTTTATCTGCAAAAAATTTCCAATTCGCATTCATAAACCAATGTGATATATAGGGAGCTACAATTGCCATGCCTAAATATCCTAAAGGTCCTAACTTACCAACAAATTTACCAATTTTAGAAAAAGCCTTTCTAATACCCTTTCCTAATTTTTTTATAGGTTTTAAAATCTTTTTAAATACTTTCTTAAACATTACTATCCTCCTCCAAGGAAATTATCCAATATACTAGTTATGGAACTTAAATTACTAGACCAGCCTTTCCCTTCATAAGCTGCTGAATCATTACCAAGAGCAGCTACCATCAAAGATGCTTTACGTGATAAATCATTATCTGAAACTTTAAAAGCAAAATCCATTTCATCTCTAGTTTCTTGCCACAAATTCGATAATTGTTGTGTACTTAATTGAAAAGCATTTTGTGCATTCTGTTGATTAATAGAGTTCTGGGCAGCCGTATTAATTGTATTGGCTTGTCTACGCCATTGTACATTAGATTGTTCAATAGCTTGAGCATTCTGCACATTAAACTGTTCCTGTTGAAAATTAATTTGTTCATTAAACTGATCTATCTGTGCTGCTAATTGACTATTAGCTAATGAAACTTGTGTACCTAACTGTGCCCTTTGAGCTTCAGCAGCATTCTGTTGGGTTGCATTAAATTGTTGCATTGCATCATTTCTAGCAGCATTATTAACATCTACCTGCGTTTGTAGATTTGCCATAAATTGATTAGTCTGATTTACAGATGTTGAATTAAACTGTCTTGCAGCATTTTCAGCAGCTTGATCAGATAACATTCGTTGTTGATCTAATTGAGCTTGTAATACAACACCCTGCTGTTCATTATTAAGATTTGCCATATCCATCTGTAAGAAGTTACGTGCATTCTCTATTGATCTCTTAGTATTCTGATCAGCAGTAGCCATATCTAACTGTGCCATTATTGTAGCTTGTTGCATCGCTGCTTGCTGTTTCTGTGAAAAATCTTGTAGAGTAGTTGTCTGCATAAATTTACTATTAGCTAACTCAACTTGTTGAGCTGTAGTAAATTTCGTCATATCCATATTAGCTGTTACTGATGCATGTTGCATAGCACGTTGCTGATCTACATTTAATTGAGCAACACCTAATTCTTGAGCCAGTTTAGCATTTAATGTATTAACTTCTAAACGAGATTGTAAATTTGCCAACTCAACTTTTTCGTCTGCCGAGAGTTGTTCTGAAGCTGCTTGGTTCTTTGAAGTTAAGTTTGCTAATCTCATCTGTTGATCATTAGATAAATTAGCTAATTCCATTTGTTGTGCAAATGCTGTATTCTTAGCTAAGAAATCAGCAGCAGTCTGGAACTGAGTTAATCTACTTTGTTGAGCTTGCTGGGCTGTAGTTAAAGTAGCCTGTTGCATAAACTCACCTTGTTGTAAAGCAACTTGTTGAGCCATAACCGCAGTTTGTCTAGCTGCTTCTTGACTATTAGCAAGATTTTGTAATCTTAATTGTTGTCCATTCTGAGTTTCAGCTAACTGAGCTTGTTGTTCATTTGATAAATTTTGAGTAGCTCTTTGTTGTATTGCTCTAGCATTTTCCTGTGCAATACTAATACCATTTTGAATAATAGCATTAAATAAAGCATCTCGTCCAACTGTAGAAACATCTAAACCTCTATCAGCCATTATTTGATTAACTTGATCTACTGCAGGTTTAGCCCACGTTGGAACTTCACCAGCTTCCAAGCCACCTAGTAATGCTTCTAACTGAGCAGACACTAAAGCTTCTGGTGGTAAGGCAGCAGTTGCAGCCTGTACCGTAGTAGTTTGATTATCTAACTGTGCTATAAAAGTTGTAGGATCATCTAATATAGCTGCACTAACATCGGAAGGTAATTCAGCTACGAAGTTTAATAAATCCTGTGCAGTTTGTGTAGCTGATAAACCTCGTGACGATCTTTCAGAAGCTGTTAAGAAAGTAGGTACACCTTGTATCTGTCTTTCATTTCCTTGAGCTTGTGTTCCTGTTAATATAGCTCTCGATTGCTGTTCAGCTTGTGGCGTTTGATTTACAAGACCACCAGTACCTGTTACTTGTGTAGCAAAAGCACCAGCACTTAAAGCTCCTTCAACATTTGTTGCTTTAGCTGCATTCATTTGCTGTTCTGTTGGAGCAGTAACAGCAGTTGCTCTTTCTCTTTGTTGTATAGCTCCTATTTGATCTACTTGTTGAGAGACAGCTCCCTGTGCTGCAGGACCAACAGCAGCTCTTGCAGCCTGTGCAGAATCATAAGTTTGTGCTGTAATTGGTTCACGCTGCCCAATACGTTCCGCAGGACTAGCAGTAAATACATCTCTTCTAGCAGCTTGAGCAGAAGGACCACCCACCTGCCCATACTGTTCTTGCATTTGTTTAGTGTCAGCTTCTAGTTCTTCATCCCTGACCATTTCCCAGCGTCCACTTGGTTTATCTCTATACCAGTCAGCTCCTATCTCTTGATCATCTCCTATTCTAAAAGGTCCTTTAGTTCCCGGAGGACCGTAAGGTTGTATTTCATGTGGAACCCAAACTCTTTTATATCCTGCTTTAACAGCCGGAGGAAGTTTAGCTGCTTCCGGTACTTTTCCTTCTAAAGCTCTTTTTGATACTGCATCATAATCAGCAATACGTCCTGCTCTTTGTCCTAATTGTTCCTTACGAACTTCTGGGGTTATAGGTCCTTTATCTGCATCAGTTACTCTCCCCGGATATGGAACAGTACTTGGTACAGGTCCAGATGCTGTACTTCCATCACTAGCACGGTGTCCAGCTTCATTTGGATTATGTGGAATCCAACTACTTGATTCACGTTCATAGTTGTGACTACCCCTATGATACTTTGCTCTGTCCTGTGTACCCTTAGTATATCTTCTTCTTCTTCTTGCCATATTACTTCACCTCGAAAAGCTTATCAAGCTTCTCTTCAATCTTGTTAAGCGTTGTAAAAACTCTTTCCATATCTCCTTCGAGTTCTACCTTTGTTACATAGTCTTTTGCCATTTCTTCTCTAGTTTTATTTAATAGTATATCTAATCTTTTATTCTCTGAGGTGTTTCCTCTAATCGTATAAAGCAACGGAGCTACTACTAAAGTTAATAAAATATTCCACATTATATAAGGTGATAATTCCATTTAGTTCTCCTTAACTAATTCTTCTGTCTTTTCTATTTTAAAACCTTTAAACCATGCTGGTAAGCCTAGAAAGGGTCTTGTATCAAACTTATTTTCTTCTGCTTCCTCTCCATTTACATCATTATAATGTAAAAATACTTGACCACAGTTCTCTCCTTCAAAAGGTTCTCGCCAATGTTCTAATTCACAACCACGATACATAACCATATCTCCAGCTTCCATTAAAATAGATGTTCCTTTTTTTCCTGTATTACCAGTTGAATCTAAAAATAATTCCCAAGGATCACCTCCTAAGTTTAAAGTACCTGATATTTCACAACTATACCGATCTTTATGTCTTTTTAAAATATCTCCTTTTTTATAGATACGAGCATAACTATAAGTAGGATAAAGTTTAAAACCACTTTCTGCTTCCATTCGTGGTAATAGTTTTTCTAATAATGTCTCCATTACTATATCACTATAATGGCTATATGTTTCTGGAATTTGTGAATCATTCCACACGCCCCAATCTTCATTAAACTGAGAAATATATAGACTATCATAAAACATTCTTGCTACTTTTCGTTTAGTTAAAAAATAATCATAACAAAAGTTAGCCATTTCTTCTGATATAGCTCTTTTAACTATTAAATACTTATCGTCTTTAAACATAAGGTTGTCCTAAACTCCAACATACTAAAGAATGTCTTATCCCTCTAGTAACTGGTTTTACTCTATGCCACACAAACGAAGGAAATATAATTAAACTTCCTCTTGGTCTAACTTCTTCACAAATAGAAGGTTGTTTATTTCCGTCATTATCATGGAATCCAAACTCTACATCTCCACCTTCGTATTCTTCTGGCTCACTTAATGATAAAATTAAACTTAACTTTCTTATTTTACCATTTGTGTTTGGATCATCAGGTTTATCATAAGGAGTTGGATTACTATCACAATGCCAATCATAAAACTGTCCTTCTTTATATTCAGTATATTGACAAGATTCTGACCAATCCCATTGAAAATTCCAATTAGCCTTTTCATTAGCTATATTAATATAAGGATGTAGTTCCTTATATAACCAATATCCTGAAAGCCACACAATATCTGATTTTCTTTTTTTCTCTATGTTCTCTAATTCTTCTTCTGAAGGAGGATTTTTCTTTATATCTCCTCCCGTTAATCCCTTCTCTTTAGTAAAAGATTCTCCTGTTTTAACTATTTCATCACAAATTCTTGTAGGAATAACCCCTGTAAAATACCAATAATAATCTTGTAGATTCAAAAGAAACTATCTCCAATTACCTTCTACTTGTTGTTTAAATACTTGTTTAGTTGTCCACATACCACCAGCAGTCCATGTTCCTGCAGGTTCACTAAAAATAACTATACCAGAGCCCCCTGCTCCTCCAGCTTGAGCTTGTGGTGCTCCACTACCACCAGTACCTCCTGCACCACCACCGCCTCCAGTATTAGCAGAACCAGCAGTACCAGTACCATTATTAGAGCCACCAGCCCCACCTCCACCAGCACCTCC